ACCCCTGGTATTCGGGTTTCAGCCAATACTTCGTGAAGCCGTATTCCTGATGGTAGTCCTTGTAAATCTGTGAGCCGGGAAACGGGACAACCGCACCGGATACTTGGAACATATAGGTTGCGTCCCAAATCTTGTAGATCATGTCCAGCGTTTCGTTCAGGTGGTCAACCGTTTCCCACGGGAAGCCGAACATGAGATTTGTTACAACCTGCATCCCGTATGCGGCGGCAGTCTGAACAGCATCAATGTTCTGTTCTACAGTACACCGCTTGTTGATACGCTTCAGGGTGTCAGGGCTACCGGACTCAACGCCTATGCTCACCATGTAGCATCCGGCATCGGCCATCATCTGCATCAGTTCAGGTGTAACTTGGTCTGCCCGTGCGCTGGTCTGCCACTTGATACCGGGGATTTTCACTATCTCCCGGCAGAAGTCAGCAACGTGCTTCTTGCTGGCCGTAAAGCAGTCGTCGGCAATCATAAAATTGGTTATGCCGTACTGCTCATGCCGCTTCTTGATTTCGGCTATGACTGACGGAATGGGACTGAATACAACCTTCTGCCCGAACACCTGCCAATCGCAGTAGGTACACTTGCCCGGACAGCCCCTTGACGAGTACACCCGGTTAATGCCCTTAATCAGTCCGTCGTCTATCCTAAACAGTTCAATGTCGAATGGCGTAAAGTCAGGGGCCGGAAAGTCCTCTAATGACTTGGCGCGGGGATTTGAGACAACGCGCTGAGAACACACACACGGCCAACCCTTAATAATGTTCCGTACGGCCTGTTCTCCCTCGTTGCAGACGGCAATATCAACCCCGTTCTTAATTGCTTCTTCCGGGCAGTCCGTAACGTGCGCTCCGCCAGCGATAATCAGCTGCTTGGCGTATGGCTTCAGCCGCTTAATCAGGTCGTATGTGTTCAAGACCTGAATGGTCTGGATGTTCACACCGATTATGTCCGGGGCGTACTCTTGTGCAACACGCACGAAGTCATCATTGCTCAACGGCTTCTTGAACGTATTGATAACGCCCTTGACTTCCCAACCCTGCTCTTTGAATATGGCGGCTATCAGGGCAAGGGAGTGGGGGATTTCAGCGATAGGTGACGGATAGATTAATAATGCCTTCAAGGTTATTCCTTTCAGCTTTCGTAAATATGACCTTCCAAACGGAAGTTCACAAATGGGTTCAGGCTCATCACGCCTACGCCCCGTTTACGCAGTTCGTCAGCCAACTTCTCGGTTGCATCCGAGATTTGCGGCAACCACCATTTGTACCAATCAGGGTTAGGGATTCCGTATGATTCGCCCTGCACCCAATAGCCGTCCACGTTTGTCTTGCCGTCAATCGTTCCGCAGTCTGCCCCGGCAAGGATTACGTTCTTCGCGCCCATGTGATAGGCGATATGGATTGCGCTGCTAATCGTTGACCAACTGACCACTATCCTCCCGCTGTCTATTTCTTCGGGATGAAGCCATTGGTCATTGCAGATATGCTCAAAGACGTAGTAATCATGGTCCGGGAAGATATTGAGCCGCATATTCGTGTTGCCGCAATCATGCTTGCTCAGTATCCAGGTTCCGCCGTCGCTCAGCTCGTATGCCTTCGGGAACCCGCCGTACTCTTTCCTGACGTAATATTTGCAGGGAATGTAGCGGTAGATATCGCCGGAGCCGATTGTCACCTTCCCGTCAAAGAAGGACTTCGGGATAAAGTTCAGCGTTGCACCCGAACCAAGAACGTATATGTCTTTGCCCTTCTCTATATCCTTAAGCAGACTGATCGGCTTCACGGGTTGCTCTCTGCGCTTTCTGTTTTAAGGTGCTGCACCTGTCCTTGTAGAACTTGTTGCTCTTTTTGAGTTCGTCATTCTTCAGCAACAAGTCGGCTACCTGCTTGCTCAGATTGTTTATCTGCTCCCGCAATCCCCTTATCTCCACATCCCGCGACTCAATAATCATCTTGAGCTTCGGGATATGGTGATCTCTGCCGCCGAACAGGACTGTTGCGTTCTTCGGTACTTCGATTGCCATTAGGTTTTCCCTTTCTGCATCATGTCGTAAGCCCGTCTGCCGATGGATATATCCATGTGGACGCGGTTAAGAGGTTCATACAGGGCAAGGCGTTTCGCTTGCAGGATGGCCCATTCCTCCTTCTTCAGCGGGTCAAGCCCCTGGATTTCCCGCGTGTACTCATCGTCAAGTTCGCTGAACAGGCTCTTGAAGTACGGGTTGTCCGTTATGAATCTCAGGAAAAGCTCCGCACTCTGGCCGCGTTCAAACTGCTGGTCAAGCGTTAGGACTTGTGGTTGCTCCACTATTCTTCACCGCTCCTTCCATTGCTTTCATCTGCATATTCATTCCGTGCTGTTCACGGCTCATGGCGTGTTCCTGCTGGTTGAGTGCCATCTTGCCCTGAAACTGCTCCCGCTGTTTCTGCATATCCAGAACTTTGTTCGGGTCAACAGGATTAGGCGGTACTTGATTGGCCTGCTGTGCCGCCTGTGCAAGGGCCTGCGGTGGAATCTGTACGCCCAACATCTGTGAGAGAATCATGGCTTGAAGCTCAATAGGCAGGCTGGTCCATATCTTGTCAATCTGAAGGTACTCTCTCCAATCGGTCTGCTTCGGTTTCTGAGCCGCCGCCTGCTGATCCTGCCGGAACTGCGTTATTGACTTCATGGAATCGTCAACATTGACACCCAACAGGCTGTACTTGCGCTTCTGAAGGTTAATCAGGTGTTCCGGAGTCATAATACCCATCGGGATACCGGCCTGTGTGCCGAACTGAACGAGCAAGTCAAGCTGCTGTGCGCTCACCTGCTTCTCTGCGGGACTAACTCCAATGTCAATTTCAATGTCATACTCCCCGTCAAGGTCTTGCGGATTGATGGTAATGTCCGTCCCAAGTAACTTGATCGGGTCTGAAGTGCGCCACTTCTGATTAATGAAGATGAAATCCCGGATTACGCCCATGATCGGCCCGTTTGCCATGAGCATAGCCGACATTCTGAGCCGTCTTGCCCCGCCCTGAGAAACAATATTCATCCCGTGGGCGGTCTTGTTGGTGGAGTCGGGCAAGATTCCCTGGTTCAAGCGCGGCTGACCAGTGGTTTCTTCCCGCTCGCCCTTCAGGAGTTCCCACGCCTTGAGAATGAACATATCCGGGGGCTGGACAGGGACTTCCCCTATCTTCGTCGGATCGCCAAGAATAACGTCAAACGGCTTCCTGTTTTGCAACATGGCCTGCATACGCACATCGTTGGTAATCGGGTTGCGGTATGCGCTCATTGCCGCCATGTCCTGAATGAAACGAATCAGGTTTGTTGCTATCTTCTGGTCATAATCAACGATTTCCGGGGGAGCAATGCCGTTGACCTTGTGCGGCTCCGGGATCATCCCACCGATACGGAAGCAGGGCTTCTCGTAAGGGTTTTCTATCGCACGGGCAATAACCTCATCCTCGATTGTGTCAACGATGCAATGCTCAAGTATTCCGTCACCGTCTATGTCGAGCCTGACGTAGCACTCCTTATGGCTCAACTGCTTGGAGAGATTGTCCTTCTCGTCGGACCTTTCGCTATCCGTGATGGTTTCTGTCAGGTCGTCAGCGTCATACTTGATCGCACGTTCATCAGGTTCAAGTTCATGCTCAGAACCAGCCAGTTCCTTGCAGGCCGCAAACGTGCCTTTTCTGAATATCCCCGCGTTTTCCTTCTTGCGGATTTCGTCAAGGGTGATTTTCTTCTTGTGATAAACAAGCCGCCCCTCAATGCCGCCCCAATCCGTGATCTTGCAGTCGGCGGAATAGGCAAACTCCCACGGAGGCACTACCTCGAAGGCGGGGCCAGCGTACTTAATGACCTTCTTGAGTATCTTGACCTTCTCGTAAACCTTCTCTGTGACAGGCTCACCCGTATTCGGATCAACGGACTCGTAGACCGCTTCCGTGTATTTCGTAACCTGCCTGTTCTGATCTTCCTGGTAAAGCTGGATAAGCTGGTCTGCGGTAAGGCGGTCGTAATCCTCGCGCTCAAGGTCGTAGTCCTCTTTGTAATAGACCTTGAAAGCGGCGTAATGGTACAGACCAGCGTTAAACAGGAAGTCGTACAGGCGTTTGTAACCATCCTGTTTACGGAACATCTGATACCGGATAAGCTTCTGGAAATTGGAAGCCCTCTCCGCGTTATCAGACTTCAGGATAAAAAACTCATCCGTGAATATTTCTATCAGGGAGGAAATGGCGGACTGATGCTGAACCCAAACGATAGGCGCAACCGTCTGACTCCACCCGTCGCGCTCGTTCCCGTAAAGTTCGCACCGGAAACGGTCGTAACTATTCTCCCGCTGAGAGGCAAGGTCATCCTGAATGTTCTCAGCCCGGTCAATATCCGGCTGCAACAGGCCAAGGATTTGTTCGTCAGAAAGTTTCGTCTTGGTTTCCGCCATTAGAGTATCACCGACTTGGAAGTTGATGGTGTAACAGACGTTGCCGGATACCATTGCGTGTCACGCAGGACGGCACGGTAAAGGCACTCGCAAAAGTCGTCATTGTCTTTGGAGGGTTTCAGCGTGTCCGGGTCAACCATGTAATCCTCCATCTGCGTAACTACCTCTCCGCAGTCTCGGAAAACGAATAACGCGGGCATATCGTTCTCCGTTTTCAGTAAGTCCCGAACCATCACAAGGCCGCTGTCCTTCTCCTTGCTGGCCGTTTCCAGATAAAAGCCGTGTGCCGCGAACACATCGTACATTGTCGAGAAAACATCCGTGATGTCGTTCTTCTCCCCGGACTTGCTCAACGGGTCTATCTCGATAGAGTTCACCCTGTAGGCGTGATCCTTTACCCTTCGGATTATCTGCTCTGCTATGTATTTCGGGTTCCCCCTTTCCTTCCATCCCTCCACCACGTACTTGAAGTTCTTTTTGTCCGTGGCGAGAAAGAGAATGTTCCAGGGTTTAGCCGGATGGAAGTCGATCTGAATATCAACCAGCCAATCAAGCGGAACGGCAAACCTGTCTTTAAGGTGTACTGCCCTATCGAACATCGGCCAAATCAGCGAACTAAAGTAGGAAGGCTTGCCGTGAATACGGGCAAGGATTTCTTCTTCTGTAAGTGTTTTCTTGAACTGCTCAATGCCTGCTTCCGTTATGCCGAATCCGACGTTGACGTAAATATCAGCGTCGATGTTGAATACTGACGGGTCAGGGTTCCCCTTATCGTCCAGCTTCTTGACTATCTCCCGGTGAAGCCACGCCTCCTTCAGGAGTGTCGCGCCAAAGAGTTCGCGTCCCTGCCTGTCTATCAACCCTCTCGCACAGGCAATACGGATGTCTCTGGTGGGCGGCTCATCGTAAATGACCAAATCCCCACTCCATCCCTCGAACATATCCGAGGACTGAGAGTTGGACATTATCTCAAGGGTGGATTTAGTCTTGCGGTCTGTCCAGAGAGCTTCTACGCCCTGGTTATTCTTCTTCGTGTCCACCCGGCGAATATTCGGCCACCACTTTTTAAGCTCCGGCTCCACAACCGCCTTAATGTGGCTCTCCCATCCCTGCCCGACATAGCGAATCTTGCGAGGCTCATTGTGCGGGAACTTGATTGGCCTGCGGCTCCACGGCCATTCTCCGAACATGGTAGAGAATCCAATCACCGTGTCTATCGTGGTCTTGCCAATCCGGTTGGCTCCGGTGAAGGTGAACACCTTCTTGGCCGGATCGTCCCACGCGGCAAGCAGTTTTTCCTGTGCCGGATTAGGCTTGAAGAAGCAAATCCGGTTCTCATCCCTGAGTTTCATTATCAGGGCAACCTTCTTCTTCGCTTCCTCGTATGCAAGCCGCTTGCGTTCAGC